ATGAGTTTATTATCAAAGCCAATAACGATATAGATGACTTAAATACTTTACTTTCATCTTACGAAGCTCGTATGAAAAACATATTAGAGCCAGTAGAAGAAAAAAAGATTGAGGTGTCTAAATGAGTTTAGCTGATATACGAAAAAAGACTAAACAAAAGCCACCAAGAATTATTGTTCATGGTGAGGCTGCTGTTGGTAAAACTTATTTAGCATCACAAACTAGAAACCCAATTATGTTAGACGTTGAAGATGGTTTAGGTAAGATTCAAATGGATCATATACCATGTAAAACATATTCTGATGTAATGGCTAATTTAGATGAACTAGCAAATGAAAAACATGAATATAAAACTGTTTGTGTTGATTCATTAGATTGGTTTGAACGATTACTTTGGGATAAAGTTTGTGAAGATAATAGCTGGAAATCAATAGATCAACCTAGCTATGGTAAAGGTTATGCAGAGACACTTCGATATTGGGGTGAGTATGTAGAAAAACTTAATAGGCTAAGAGATAAAGGAATGATGATATTCCAGATATGTCATAGTGAAGTTAGAAAAGTGGAAGACCCACGAATCGAAGCTTACGATAGATATTCTCTTAAACTTCACAAGAAAGCTTCAGCATTATTGTTGGAACATTCTGATGCGTGCTTTTTTGCAGCTAAGAAGTTAGGAACTATTAAGGTGCAAGGTAAGAGTGGTATGACTACTAAAACTGTGTCTGGGGATAGAATCATCTATACCAATAACGACCCAGCTTTTCTTGCAAAGAACAGATATAACTTACCAGACGAATTACCAATGGATTGGAACGCAATCCGTGAGGAAATGTTGAAGTGAGTATCTTATCTGATATTGATGTGGTACAGCGAGACCTTGACAGGATAACTGCAAGACTTGATTCATTATTAATTAAAGTTGATTTTGAAAACGAGTCTTACCCAGTTGAAACCTACGATAGGCTTGCTGATTTAAAAAAGGATTGTGAAGATTTGAATGAGTATCTAAATACTTATTCATCTTACGATCCTGGTTAATTTAACAGAGGAATAATATGGATTTAAGTAAATATGATTTTGATAATTTAGACTCTGGTTCAGAGTCGCAAGCAAAGATTGAGCCTGGTGTTCATACTTTGAATTTTGATGGATATGAGGTTGTAACTGGTAGAAATAACTGGGAAGCAATTAAAGTATTCTTTACCGTTGGTGATTCTACTTTTAGAATCAACCATGCTTTTACAGTAGGACATGATAATCCAGATGTTGTAAGACGTGGTAAACATTCATTTAAAGCTATGGCTACTGCTATGGGTTTAGACTCATTAACAACCATGGATAAATTTATGGATAAAGCAGTCGTAGCTCCAATAAAAATGGATGATGATAATAAATATATGGTCATTGATGAAAACTTTGGCAAGAACTGGCAGCCAGTTAAAGAAACAACTGCGAAGCCAAAAGCAAAAGTTGAAGATGACAATATAAAAGTAAGTCCGTCTGAAGCAGACCTGGAGGCAATGGGTTCTACAGATTTAGATGATGACGCGCCATTTTAAATTTGATGGCAAAAAAAGGCCTACTTTATGTTCTTATTGCAAGAACCCAAGTGGGCCACTACTTTACAAAGATGGGGATTACTGGTTGGGAGCGTGCAGTATGGATCATTTAAAAAAGATTGGAGAGGGTAAACGATTACCAAACAAAGCACAATTAAATGACGAAGGTGTTGAATACTCTATTGCACAAACCAGGGAAACCTATCTGGAACTATCCAGGCAAGAAGGTAATAAGGCATTGCATAAATGGGATAGAGACAAAAGAAAAAAAGTCTTTACTTCTATAGTAAGGGAATATTTAAACTGGGCAAATGAAGTTGCCCGACAAGACGATGAAAGGGCAAAACATGGATCTGACGAAATACTTTCCAGAAGGAAATAATTTAGAACAAACTAAACCAAAAGATATAAGTGAATTAGTAACTGAAATGCAATCGCAAGGATTGCTGGTTAATCACTTAGAAATAACAGGGGAAATAGTAAGAGTACCAGTAGGTGAGTTAGCTGGTGTTAAAGCTGATACCAACCAGAAGTCTGGTTATTATGTAGTCAATGAAGTAAACGGCAATTACTTTGCAACCTTTGGCAATTGGAAAACAGGCTTTGAAGGTAAATGGTCAAGCGTGAATCATCAAGCTATGACACCTCAACAAAGAGATGATTTACAACGTCAACTGCAAGAGGCTAAGGAAAGGGCCGAAGAAACTAAAAAACAAAGGCACAATGAAGTGGCCAAAAAAGTAGAACGCTGGTTTGACTCTTACACGAATGTTATTGAACATGAATATCTCACAAATAAAAAGGTTAAAAATTATGGTTTAAAGCAATACCAGGATATGTTGGTTTGCGGTGTGTATTCTACAACAGGAGACATACGTTCTCTACAGTATATTAGTAAAAATGGTGAAAAAAGATTCGCTTCTGATTCAGAAATAAAAGGCAACATATTTCTCATTGGTGCTGATATAAAAGATATTCCAAAACTAGATAAAATTATATTAGCAGAGGGTTATTCAACTTCTGCAACTATTTATGAAGCAACACAAATTCCCGTAGCTTGCGTATTTTCTGCCAATTTCGTCATGGCAGTTGCCCTTCAAATACGCAGGCTTTCGGGTGCTAGAATCGTTGTTGCGTTAGACAATGATGAAAGCGGAGTCGGAGAGAAGAAAGCCCAAGAGTGTGTGCAGAGTGTGACGAATGCGTGCGTGCGTTTGCCGAGCGAACATGGGGATTATAACGATTTATATTTAAAACATGGTTTGGATAAAGTTAAACAAGAACTTACTGAATCTAAATTTAATATTAAAAAGTATGCAATTCGTAACTTAATTGAGAAACCAGAACCGCAAAAGTTTTTAGTTGATTCGTTTATACCATTAGCTAAACCAGGAATATTAGCTAGTAGTGGTGGTGTGGGTAAGTCCTTATCATTATTACAGTTAGCACTTGCTATCGCTAAAGGCACTAGTTGGTGGGGTAAAGATGTAAAAGAAAACGGCTCTAGTGTAATCTTCTGTGCTGAGGACGATCTCACAGAGGTACACCATAGAATTGATTTATTAGACCCTTTAGGAGAAAGGTTTAAACATAATAATGATGTATATGTTTATCCAATACCAGACCAAAAAGAGCCATTAATTTTATTACGAGAAGAAGGTATTACTGAACAAGCAAGAGAGATTGTAGAAGAATTAAAAGGTATAGATAATTTAAAGTTAGTTGCGTTCGACCCATTACAAGCCTTTACAACGGCTAGTGTGTCGCAAAGTAATGAAGCTGGACAACTCTGGGGAAGTTACTGTGCGATGATTAGTGCCAATATTGGTTGTACTACTTTAACAACGCATCATATTAATAAACAAAGTATTACCAATGATTCTGATGATCCTTATTCGCATAAGGCAGATATAAGAGGTGCATCATCAATCACAGACTCAGTTAGGTTTGCAATCAGTATGTGGATACCAAGCGAATCAGATGCAGAGGAATTATGTGAACAAGCGAATATACCATACGATAGGTTGAGCGTGGTCAAGGCGGCCTTAGTTAAATCTAACTCTGGTAATGTGGATTATGGAGTGCAAACTTTAATAAGAAAAGACGGCATATTAGAGCCAATAAACTCTATGCCAAAAACAGATTATGAAATGTATTTTTAGGAGGAAACTATGAATTGTTGGCATTGTGGAACAAAATTAATTTGGGGTGGAGACCATGACATTGGAGATGAGAACGAAGAATTTGACATCGTCACTAACTTATCTTGCCCAAAATGTGAGGCATTTGTTGAGGTTTATTTACCAAAAATAAAAGATGAATAAACCCCAACATGCGAAGAAAAGTGTATCTGCTTGCGAAAAAAAGTGTACCTGCTTGCGAAGAAACTTCGCATATATCCATACCATACCATGGTATAGGAGTCGGAAAAACGCTGGTGCGTTTTCCTCCTCCAGCCACGCAAGTTTGAACGCAAGCGTGCGAGACTTGAATGATTAGAAAGTTTGATAAAAAGAATAAAGAATTTTGGTGGGTGATACCTAGCGAAGTTCCACGCTTACACGCAAGTGCGTTAGTGCCGTTAGCCTGCGTGGGTGATAGCTATATGAAGATGCGTTCGTGCGTGTGGAAAATATTTAGGCGTGAATGCGGGCGTGAGGATTTAACGGCTAGTGCGAAGCTTGTTCTCTGGGCGGTGTGTGAGAGATATAGGTTTGAGACTTTTAGTAGTCATGATGCGGTGAGTTATTATTGTAAGATGATTGGCGTTAGTAGGCGTACGACTGGTAAGGGAATGAAGGAGTTGATTGAGAAAGAAGTTCTCTGGTGCGTGCTTGAAGGCGTGGAGGGTAGGTTAAGGAAAAGTCAAGCGAGTGGTAGGAAGCATTATTTATTGGTTGGTTTAGCGAATGAGATTATTAAGGAGAGCTAAGACATACCTGGAGAGGAGTGAAAGGGGGATCGTGGTCTATAGATACGCCTAAGCTCTGTAGATTCATTATAAGGGTAAACTGGTCACTTACCTAGGGTTTTATAAAAGAATTGACTAGCGTGCGTGTGGAGGCGTGTGAAGTATAATAAAATTAAAGGAGTAGATTATGAATCCATATAAAATACCAGAGCCATCAATAATATCTTTTTCTGGTGGGAGAACGTCTGGGTATATGTTGTATAAAATATTAGAGGCATACAACGGAGTATTACCAAAGGATATATATGTGGCTTTTGCTAATACAGGAAAAGAAGCACCAGAAACTTTAGATTTCGTAAAAGATATATCTGATAAGTGGGATATAAAAATTCATTGGCTTGAACATTACTTTGGTAAAGAGAAACCCATTCATAGAACAAAAGAGGTTACTTATGAAACCGCATCGAGAAACGGAGAGCCTTTTGAAAGATTGTTAGAACAAAGAGGTAAATTACCAAATGCTGTAAATAGATTTTGTAGTTCTGAGTTAAAGATAAAAGTTCTTTATAGGTTTATGCAATCAAAGGGTTATAAAACGTGGGACAATATTTTAGGTCTTAGATATGACGAGCCTAGAAGGGCAATATCTGCCAGGAATGTTGATTATCAAAAATGGACTAATCTAGTACCTTTATATCAAGCCAAAGTTACTAAAGAAGATATATATAATTTTTGGAATAAACAAAACTTTGATTTAAACCTATCTAATTTGAATGGTAAAACTCCAGCTGGTAATTGTGATCTTTGTTTTTTAAAGGGAAAGAAAACTCTTACATCTTTATTAAAAGAACGACCAGAAATGGCCGATTGGTGGATAAAGCAAGAAGAAAAATTTAATTCAGAAAAGCATATAGAACATAAAACCAATAGATTTATTAAAGGTATGAGTTATATAGAATTAGTAGATTTATCAAAAACAAATAAAGATTTATTTGATGATGAACAAATGACTTGTTTTTGTCACGATTGAGAGTGACTAGCGAGAGACTTATAGGGGGGTTTGTATCTATGGAGAAGATACCTCTCGCTAGTCGAAACTTAGTGCTTGCGGTCGATTATTACTATTGCTAAAGACGTGAGTAGCATCATGAGTGCGAACACGCCAAATAGCGATAGTATTATTTTTATAATCAGTTCAAGCATTTATTCTTTTGGTTTAAAAATTTCATCAAAAGTATCGTTAGCTAACTCTTGATGTTTTGTTATGGTATCAAAATATATTTTATCTTCTTTGATAAGTTTCTCCAAATAGTTTTCCTTTAGAAGTTTAGAAAGATAATTAATCTTATCTTCAAAACTTGGATCGCCTTCCATTTCAAAAGGAATGTTAGCTGTTATCTTGGTTATTTGTTTAGTATTTTTCTTTTTACCAAAAGCTAATTCCCAATTATCTTGGTATGCGTTTGGTTTATCGTGTGCTGTTGGCCTCCTGCCACTTCCTTTACCTGTCAAGATGTCCTCCCATTATGTAGTTATAAAAAATGCTTTCAGTTATAAATTCTAATATCTCTGGTTTATCTTTGTCTTGATCTAAACCATAGAGATAAGATATGCGTTCTATTTCATCGTCATAGATTCCTTTGTTAGAGTCCTCTATGACTTGATGATGTATGTTTTCTAATTGTTTCTGGTTATGTATGTTGCTCATGTTCTGGCCCTGAATAAATAAAACAATGCTCTTAATCTCCATTCTTCAAGATGTCGTAAGTGTTTTGGTATGTCCTCTCGCTTCATGTAAGCCTCACAGTTCCATTAGGAGAGACTGTCCCTAGCCTTCCCCCTTCTATTGTTAATAAAAGCCATGTGCCGTCTCTGTGTTGCTTAGACGCTTGTTCACTTGGATATAAGATTGGCCCAGATTCTTTTAATTCATCTCTTATATAACAAGCATATTTATATTCAGCCATTACATAAGTTATTGGTTTATTTTTTTTCATTGGTTATTTCTCCCTTTAATCAATATAAAAACTAATCCAAGACTCTTGCACAATTTCAACACAATGTCTTTCATTACCTATTGGTTTACTAAAATCTAAAATATTCTTACCATTTTTATCTTTTTTATGTTCATACATTTGAACTTCTAAAAGCGGTGGTAATTCTTGATTTTGTAAATTGACTTTTAAGTTATGATGCTTTTCAACATATTCCTCAATCGCCTTTTCTATTTCCCATGAATCTAATTCTATTTTCATACTTTCATTCTCCTCGCTCTCGCTAGTTTATTATTATGTTCTTTAACTATGTTTATATCTGGTTGTATATCTTCTAAAATTATTTTTTTAACCTCGCTTATTGTTAGGCCGTTTAGATCTTTAGTTATTATTTGAATATCCCTTAATTTAGGAATCCACGTTTTATGATATTGCTTGTCCTGGCAGTCTAAGTTATAGCACCAGTCAACAATATTGCCGTTTATGTTTATTGAAAATATCATTGATCCTTGTCCTTAATGATTAGCGCGACTGCATAAAGACATACAGCCATAAAAATTAATATTGGTAATAGTTGAATGTCCATTATTCTTGTTCCTCGTCATCTAATGGCTCTTGTATACACTCCCAGTTTCCACCGCTTGTATCTACCTCATCAGTAGTACCGCCACCACTAAGAAATATATCAACTGCTTCTTCGTAACTGTTGGCCAAAACCTCTGTTTCTTCTGTTACTGTAAACGTATTACTAAATATATATTCTTTTTTCTTACTCATCATTTCCCCCTTTTGGTTATTAGTTTATATAATTTTAAATCATCCTTGCTCAACATCTTTTCAATGCGTTCCCAATCTTTAGGACTTCCCACGACTGGCAAGCCTGGATATTTTCTTTTAAGTTTCTTTAATATGTTTTGATTTATTTCTGGCATTAGTTTATATCCTCTGGTGTTAGATAGTCGCTAAGTATTAGCCAATTTTTCTCAAAGCCTAGCATTAGTTCTACTAGGTTATATATAGATTCGTGATCCTCGTTTTGAATATCCTGGTCTATTGTCTTTAAAATATCGGTTATAAAGTGTTTCTTGATTCTTGATTTGGTTATTTGCTCAACGCTCATTGTGTCACCTAATAAATATAAAAACTGATTTTTGAATCTTCGGTTATTTCCGCGTATTCGGTTTCATACTTAATTGTATTATCATCAATAATCTTATAGCCGTCTTTGTCTGTCTTATATTTGCCGTTTTTAAACTTCTTATAATCATATTTACGCACAGTATGTTCAAGGCATGGATACATTTCCAAGTCATTGGTTATATCAATATCAAGTTTATATTTCTTTTTTAAATAATCTTGTATTGCTTCGTTTATATCCCAAGTATTTAATTTGATTTCCATTAGATAGTTCCTCCCTCGTTTTGTCTGTGTATCTCAAAATCTATTACATTTTTTGCTTTTACGTCTTTAAAAAAATTAAGGTATGCGTCTTTTTTAAATAAACATTTAACCTCGTATTTTTTAATCTTTGCGTCTTTGGTTGTATATATAAATAAGTAGTTAGTTGTTTTCATTGTGTCACCGCCTCTAATTTATAAAACCCTAAAGACTTTGTGCAGTCTGTTTCTCCGCTTTCATCTACTGGATATATAGCTAAAAACTTTTCTCCAGTCATATCATCAGTAAATAGATTTATGTCTATCGTTTTATTTGGGTGTATGCCTTTAACGTCTTTATATTCGCTTTCAGCGTTAAAAATTCCCCATGAATCACTAGGATATATATTCTCCATTATTTCTCCCTTATAAGTTTTAGTTTATGCCCTTGTTGTTCTAGGCGTTTAAATTTATCTTGCATGGTTGCAAGACAAGAACCCTTAAAGGCTATAAAACCTTTAAGAGTTCCGTTGTTAATTATTATCTGGTATTTCATTGTTTATACCTCTAAGTCTAAAATCATCTGGCAAACATCAAAAGACAAAGTATCTTCAGACACAGGAATAGATGCACCGTCAAACCAATCCATATAATGATAATTAATACAATCAATATCTAACGTATCGCCTATGGTATAAATTCTGAACTCGTCACTTGGTCCACCCCATGAGAGCTGCAATCTATAATAACCAGGATTTTTTTCATCTTCAGCGTCAACCCAATCCCAAGATAAAGCATTGTTATTTACATAATCAAAGAAATCTTCGTATTCGTGAAAATAATTTCCTTTATGTTTATCAATAACCTCAAGGGCTATTTGTTCTCCCTCTGTAGCATTGTCATACTCGTTAAAGAAATTATTTGCTTCTTGGTATGTTTGCTCAACTTGGTTAAATTTGTCATGTATTAACTCTTTACAAGTTGGTTGTTCTTTTATATTTAACATAGTTTTTTTCTCCATAAATGCTAGATAATTAAATCTAGTAATAGGGATAGTAGCATTACGTATACGTAAATGCAACATATATAACTCTTTATTTATTAAATACTTATTTGAATGTGCAAAATAGCCTAGAATATGGCATGAGCAAGGAGAAACCAGGAAGGAAAAGAAAGTTGGCGAAACTAAATGAAGAAGATTATAACCAGATCTCAGCATGGTCTGGCGATGGTTTAAGTGAAACACAGATTGCAACATTACTTGGTGTAAATATCTCAACGATAACAAGAGAAAAGAAACGTAACGAGCAATTTGCACACGCTATAAAAAAGGGAAGATATAAAGCAGTTCAACTTGTAGCTAACAAAGTATTCCAGAACGCAATGGAAGGCAAAGAAACTTCCGCAATCTTTTTCTTAAAAAATAGAGATCCGGACAACTGGGCGGACAGACAAGAGAAGGTTATCAACGTAAATCTAAAAGACGCACTCACGCACGCAAGCAACAGAATAATAGAAGGCGAAACTCTGGAACAAGAAACGCTTAACTTAAAAGATGTTAAAGACTAACGCACATACGCATACACGCGTTCACGCGTTCACGCACAACAGCTGTGCGTTCTTGCGTATGCGTACTAATAGAACAGATAGCCCCTTTCATGCGTGTGCGTGTGCTGTTATATAAATATGATAGGAAATAGATTTTACCCCCCCCTTTGCGTGTGCGTGGGTGGTACATATATATATACATTGTGGAATAATTTTTTTGAGTAATTTTTATGAAATATAAACCAGAAGAAGAAAAGCTATTAATGACCGAACTATGGTCACCTGTGGTTAAAGATAATCCATTAAACTTCGTCAAATTTGCCTTCCCATGGGGAATGAAGGACACCCCCCTCGAAGATTTTAAAGGACCAAGGAAGTGGCAAGAAAAAATTTTGCGAGAAATGACAATACACATTCAACGTAATGGTGTTAAAGATTTACCAGAGATGTTTAGAATGGCAGTTGCCTCAGGTCGTGGTATTGGTAAATCAGCTTTGGTTGCTTGGATTATTCTTTGGATGTTATCAACTAGGTTAGGATCAACAGTAATTGTTACTGCTAACACCGAACAACAGTTAAGAAGTAGAACATGGGCAGAGCTAGGTAAATGGCTCACGCTATCTATTAACTCTCATTGGTGGTCAAAGACTGCCACAACCATAAAACCAGCACCATGGTTTGATGAAGCATTAGAGCGAGACTTAAAAATAGATACTGGTTATTATTACGCCCAAGCACAGTTATGGAGTGAGGAAAATCCAGATGCGTTTGCAGGCATCCATTCATCTTATGGCGTATGCCTGATTATGGATGAAGCGTCTGGTATTCCTTCTCCTATTTATTCAGTCAGCGAAGGGTTCTTCTCCGAACCCACGCCTAACCGTTTTTGGTTTACGTTCTCCAACCCACGCAGGAATCAAGGCCCATTCTACGATTCTTTCCACAGCGCAAAATCCTTCTGGAAAAACGAGCAAATCGACTCACGCACGGTCGAAGGCACGGACAAGGAACTCTTCTCTAAGATGATTGAGCAGTACGGCGAAGATTCTACCGTTGCGCGCGTGGAGGTGATGGGCTTATTCCCCTCCGCGGATGACGATACGGTTATACCAATGGATTTAATTAAAAGCGCAATCGACAGAGATGTAGCCCTCGCAGCAAGCGAACCTATCATTTGGGGATTGGATGTCGCAAGATTTGGTGGCGATAACTCAGCCCTATGCGTGCGTCAGGGAAACCATGTACTTGAAATACAATCTTTTCCTTCAATGGACTTAATGCAATTATGTGGTGTGATAAAAAACAGATACGATGATTCTACTGCTATTGAAAAACCACAAGAAATATTAGTTGACGTTATTGGTTTGGGCGCAGGCGTAGTCGACAGACTAGCCGAGCAGAACTTGCCCGTGCGTGGCGTGAATGTTGCCGAAGCACCAGCGACTAAAAAAAATTATTTAAACTTGCGTGCGGAGCTGTGGTTTGCAATCAAAGATTGGTTGTCGCATAGAGATTGCAGATTACCAGTTGATGATGAATTAGAAGCCGAGTTAGCTTCCCCCTTATATAAATATACTTCTAGTGGTAAAATAAAAATAGAAAGTAAAGACGAGATGCGCAAGCGAGGCATCAAGTCACCAGATAAAGCAGATGCACTTGCATTGACAATGGCAAGTAGTGCTGCAAGTTTTAGTGGAAGTGGAAGTCAATTCGGCTATAATTTTAGACAACCACTTAAATCAAGAATAATTAGAGTTGGATAATGGATTATAAAGTTGAAGATTTGATAAAAATGATGAACATACAAAATATGGGAACACTGTATCAAAACAAAGACTTGCCTTTTGTAGACAGAATTATAAATCCACAAAATTATCCCACACCAAGTATTTTTGATGAAGGCGGTAGGATGCAAACTCACTTTATGTCTGCAACTCCAGACAAAAAAGGTAATTGGTATGCTTATCCTAATATAATTTTTGAAGATGGTGAGTATAAAAAATTAGACTTGAATGAAGATCAAGCTTTAGAATATGCAAAGAAATCTGGAAACGTAATATCTTTTGGTAAAAATAAAGATGCAGCTATAGATTTTTCAAAAAATTATAAACCAGAAGAGTTTAAAAAATATTACAAAGGATTGTTACAGGAATAAAGTATGGCAAAAAAAATCACAGAAGAAACAATGAAGGTTGAAGTGCAAGAAGCAATGGACATGGATAACCTTGTTGGTGTTATTAAATCAGAAATGGATGATGCAAAAGATTTCATTCATCAAGTCGGATCGGAAAGAGCTGAGTCAACTGAATATTATCTTGGTAATGAACCAGAAGGCACAAGCACGCTTCAGTCAGAATATGTTTCTACTGATGTTAGAGAAAGTGTTTTGTTTATGCTTCCGTCAATCATGCGAACATTTTTTGGTACTAAGAAGATTGTAGAGTTTGTACCAAAAGGACCAGAGGACATCCAACTTGCAGAACAACAAACCGATTATATTAATTATTTAATCAGAGAAAAAAATCCAGGCTTCCAAGTTTTATACGATGTATTCAAAGATGCGTTAGTAAGAAAGACTGGTTTTGTAAAAGTATTTTGGGATGATTCAGTTACTGCCACCACGCACGAATACAGCAACATTGACCCACAATCTTATCAAGCATTAATACTAGATAAAAACGTAGAAGTTATAGAAGAGTCAGCCACGCAAGAAACTATTACTACTTTCGACCCAATCAGCGGTGAAGAAGTTACTCAA